AACAGAGTTGTCTGGAAGTGTTGGCAATACTTCCATGCAATCTGAGTTGTAGATGGCGTATTGCGGAGTGATGATCTGGTCTTTTGTTTTCATTTGAGGAACTCAGGAATTTGAACGGTTTGTGTGAATTGCTTGGTGGAAAAACTGAAGTCGCGGTTAGCGGCTTGAACTAAGTTTCCGTATAGCTCAATGGCTTTCTGCGTTTTTTGTTCTAGGGCTTCAAGTACACGCTCTTGGCCTTCGCTGATAACCATGTCGCAAGTGACTTCGGACTTTTGGCCAAAGCGCCAGAACCGGCGAATGGCTTGGTAATACTGCTCATAGCTCCAAGTGGGAAAAAACACCGTATGGTTGCAATGCTGCCAGTTCAAGCCCATGCTGGTCATCTTGGCTTTGGTAATCAGTCGCTTGATGTCGCCATTGGCAAAGTCGACCAATATTTCTTCTTTCTTGTCGATAGACATACCCCCGATGATTTCCACGGCGTCAGGGTCTAGCGTTGCGAGTAGCGAGCTCTCCTCATTCAAGTTGCACCAGTAAACCGAAGTCTTACCGCTGGCCAACTGTGCTGCACGTTCGCAACGCTCCTTTACCGTGAGTTTTTGCTCTTCGCGCACCTCGGTCATCGTCTTTGCTGGCATCGCAAACAAAGAGTTCTGACTATCAATGCACCACGTCCATTCATTCTGAACCATGTGCTTGTTAACGTGCAATTGGGGTAAACGATAATTGTCATCACAGAAACCAAGGTCAGATGGCTTCTTGACCATAACCGACCATTGATTGACCCATGCGAAAAAATCACGCTCGGCATGTGGCTTGAGGTAGAACTTTTCGCCGATGTTGCGGTTGTTGCTGTCCACGCTGTTTTGGTTCGATTTGAAAAACTTGGTCAGCATGTCCATGTAACCCATATACCCCAAGGCCTCGGAGCTGTTGCCAAGCTCAATGAAGTCGTTAGGGCTAGGGGTAGCGGTTGACAGGAACCGATAAGGCACCCGCTTGATAAATGCGACGATCTGATCTCGCGTCTTGCCTGCAAAGTTTTTGAGAATGGATGACTCGTCCAGCATCACGCAAACAAAGTCGTCAGGATTCAACAAGTGCAGTCGCTCATAGTTGCATACTGTGATTTTCTTGGTCAGTTCTCCCCCTTTGCTATGGGCAATGTCATCAACTCCGATTCGCTCGGCCTCGTTGATAAACTGAAAAGCAACGGCCAACGGGGTCAGGATAATCACCCGCTTGTTAGTGTGCCGAATGATGTTTTCAGCGATGGCGACTTGCATTAAAGTCTTGCCAAGCCCTGTATCCGCAAACATACCGATGCGGCCCTTGCGCACGGCCTTTGTGATGATGTGCTCTTGAAAATCAAAAGCGCCTTGAGGCATCCAAACGGGGTCAAAGCCATAGCTGCCCGTGCTGTGCGTCTTGCTGCGTAAAAATGTTTCGTAATCCATATTTAGCACCGAATCCCTTTGCTCTTGATGTGTGAATGGTCAGACCCCGGACGATAGAACGGCGGCTGATGCTCCCCGTCACCAGTGCGATACGTTCCGCGCCCTACGACGTATTGACGCGCCCCTGCAAGGTCTTTCTGGTCTAGCGCGTTGCGGCCCAAAGTCGTGATGTGGTAGGCCTGCTCTGCCTCGAAACAGTAGCCAGCTTCTACCAACTGAGCCAGCCAGCCGTTAAGCACGTCAGGGTGCAGAGGTGTACGGCGGTCACCGTGGGTGAAGTAGTTAGCGCGTCGGGGGGATTGTGCGATTGCTGTGAGCATGGTTCGCAAACGTTCCGAGAGTTTCATGGTAGCTCCGTGGTTAAGAAGGCTTGAATGATTACACAGTTCGGCGGGTTGTCTCATAGGTGTTTACCCTTACTCCATTCAGAAGGCATGAGATACCCCCGAGGCTCCTGATACCCCTAGTGAGCACCTTTAGAAGCCTTTAGCCATGAAACCTACGAAAGGTTCACTGCTACTCGCAGAACGTCCTATTCAACTATCACGCGCCCGTTAAGTGGGCCAGACTACCTGTCAGTTTGCGTTGCGTGTTTTGGTGGTCGCTAGGAAACGCCACGGCGTCGGGGGTATCAATGAAACGCCATCGGTATATGGGTGCCACCCCGACATGGTGCATTAGCTGTGTCTACGCGCCCTGACGTAGAAAGCAAAAAGCCCTTGGTCTCTGCTCTCACATGCTCGCACCATGTTTGCCAATTGAATGGCAGAAAGCAGAAGCCAAGGGCCTCAATTGTCTCATGGTGCGAGCACTCGACAAGCGTATTTTACCTAGGGTAAACCCTAATAGGCAAGCGTTAATTTCTGCTAGACAATTCAACCCATCAACTAACCGGAGCGAGCAAATGCACTACCTAGACACCATCAACCAAACCTTCGCCGCGATTGGAAAGGTTCCTTTTTCTTCGCTGTCTGTTCCTTATGTGAGCTATCACACACACATCCACGGTCGTGTGGCTCAATACGAGATGCAGGCAGTGTTCAACGACTACCACGGCGAAACAGCGGCGCAAAACGCATTTATTTCCATGCTGGAGAAGAGCGAGTGCCCACTGGTTCGGGCTTACAAACAGACCATTCAGGCGGCTTTTGTGGCGCAGAACTTGGAAGAGTTGGAAGTTTTTACGGGGGAAGCATGAAAGAGTTAACTGACTGGTTTCCTGAAAAAATTAAACCAGTGCGAAAGGGGATATATCAGGTAAAAGTCTATGCTCCTGATAATGTTGGTTATGCATATTGGCTCGGAGCTTGTTGGGCGCCTGTGTGCCACAGTGAAGAAGCTGCATTGAAGTTTAGTGTTTACGTTGGAACAAAACAATCACTTGCTTGGAGAGGGCTGAAAAAATGAAATACATCAAACAATATCTGATCTACCGCCGCGCCGGTTTCACGGTGCTTAACTCTCTCAAACGTGCTTGGAAGGTGTGGAAATGAGCGTTTACAAAGCAATCAATGCAGTTCAGGCCGAACTGTCTAAAAACGGCATCACTAAAGACCGCACCAACACCCAAGGCAGCGGCTACAAGTTCCGAGGGATTGACGATGTTTACAACACCATTGCGCCCATGCTTGCGCGTCATGGCTTGTGCATTCTTCCTCGTGTACTGAATCGCACGATTACAGAGCGCACCTCGCAAAAGGGCGGAGCTTTGTTCTATGTGGTGGTGGAGTCTGAATTCGATTTTGTCTGCGCAGAGGATGGCTCGAAACACACTGTAAAGACATTTGGCGAAGCTATGGACAGCGGCGACAAGGCAACTAACAAAGCCATGAGCGCGGCCTACAAATACGCCTGTTTTCAGGCCTTCAGCATTCCTACAGAGTCAGACAATGACGCAGACGCCTACACGTATGAGGTGAAGGCAGAGCCGTTCGACCTGATTGACGCTTTAAACGCAGTAGAAGCCGCTCAGGACGTTAAACAGCTTGAGCTAGTATGGAAGGCACGCTCCGCGCTTGCGAAGGCTGCAAACGACCGCCCAAGCTATGACGCGCTATCGGCTGCGGTGAAAGACCGCAAAACAGCATTGGCGGCAGCATGAAAGAGGTAATCTTTCGAGCCTCTAGCATTGGTAAGCTGATGACGGAGCCTAAATCCAAAGCGGAAGGCCCGTTGTCAGTGGGTGCCAAGACATACATCCGAGAACTAGCCGCGCAGGACATTTTGGGGATTGACTTCCACGTCTCCAGCAAGCCCATGCAAAAAGGCATTGAATGTGAGGAAACGGCCATCCAGCTATTGAACAACGTTCGCGGAGTCTGGCTTGTCAAAAACACTGAGCGCCGATTGCTTAACGGCATAACCGGCGAATGTGATCTGTTTGATGAAGTGAACAAGCGCGGACACGACATCAAATGTTCATGGTCTGCGGCAACGTTCCCCATTTTGCCGATGGACTGCGAGGACAAGATTTATGAATGGCAAATGCGCGCTTATATGATGCTTTGGGACGCTCAGGAATGGAGTGTGGACTATTGCTTAGTTGATACCCCTGCGCACCTGATAGGCTACGAGCCGCCAGAAATGCACGTTTTTTGGCACATTCCCGAATCCCATCGGGTGACAAGCTGGAAAGTAATGCGCGATGAGGAAAAGGAAAAGCGCATGATTGAGAAGGTCGGACAAGCGCGGGAGTATTACGCGCAGGTCATTGAAGAATTTAACGCAACCCACTAAGGAAAGAAATGAACAACATCACAGTAGCCGGTCAACTTGGACGCGATGCGGAGGTTCGATACCTGCCCAATGGCGACGCAGTGGCAAATTTCAGCGTTGCCGATTCGCAGGGCAAAGACAAGACAACGATCTGGTGGAATTGCCAGCTATTCGGCAAACGCGCTGAGTCGCTGTCGCAGTACCTGTTGAAGGGCCAATCCGTCACCGTGTCTGGGAACATCACTCAGCGCACCTATCAAAAGGACGGCGTAGACAAGACAGCGATGGAAATTCGCGTATCTGACGTTGCTTTGCAGGGTGGTCGTAAGGATGAAGCAGCACCGCGCCAAGCCGCACCACGCCCATCACCTACGCGCCAAGCTCC